TGTAACATATTCAATGCCCTAATCAAGAAGAAAGAATGTATTAAATACTTAGATGATAAGAGGATAAGACTTTCTGCAGCCACAGACATAACCAATGAACAAGTATTGAACGAGTTAAAACAATGGGCGTACAGTGATGCTACTGATTTTATTAGTTTGACAGAAAATGAAATAAAGGAACTACCGCCAGAAGTAAGGCGAACAATTCAAAGCTTTAAAGCCACAGAACGAAAGGAAAAAGACAGGTCGGGCAATGAGATAACCACCAAAGCAATAGAAATAAAGCTGATTAATAAGGCAGATGCCTTGAAGGAGATCTCAAAACATATCGGTTTTTACGAGATAGACCACAAACAGAAACAGCCACTTTTAAACCTATCCAACGCAACGCCTGATGAATTAAATACAATTTTGAAGCTATTGACAGACCAAAAACAAAGCAAAGAGACAAAAACAATAGACGTCTAAAAAATACAAAGCCAATGACAGTAATGGCAAATTCTACTTGTTACACACGTGGGAGACAAATAATTTTTAAGGTATTAATATGAATAATAGACACCCTTTGAATAAAAGACTATTAATTTTGTTAGATAAAGACCCCCCCTCGACCCGAACGGACACACGCCTTCTACCCCCACACAAAAATTTTTCCTAAGATTAGGTTTTGGTTGGTGCTTTTTAGTAAGGGAATGGGTAGTTGTGGTTTGTGGGGCATATGGTGTCGGTTTAAGGTCATTGTTTGGATTTGTGTTGTGGTTGGTTGAAAAATGATTTCGAGTGCTTTGCACTTATTGTGTTGTGATTTTTATTTCAATGTATTGCGTATCGCGATATGGGTATATTCCTTTCTTTATGTTTACGGGTATTTCTGTTTGGGTTGGTATAAATTGAGGTAAATGAGTGTAAATCGAGGGGGTGAAAAATAAATCGAATGCTACGCATTGTTTATGGTTATGTCTTTAGGGGATTGTGTTCCTTTATGGTTTTTAAAATAGTTACGAATTTCTTAGGTTTGTATGTGTTAAGTAGTTACCTTTGTTTAAACTAAAACTATATTATGACACCAAAAGAAAAGTCAGAAGATTTATTTAACTACTTCCACAATGACTTACAGAACGAAGATACTGATTGTGGGCAAGAAATTTTAGTATCTTTATTGGCTATAAGATATTCGTTGAAGTGTGTGGATGAAATGATTAAAGCATCCAATAGAATTACAAATCATTTACCAGATAGTTGGGTAGGAGAAGAACAAAATTATTATAAAGAAGTTAAAAAAGAAATAAATAAACTATAGACTAATGTTTGGCAGAAAACAGTAAAAGTGCCAAAGATTAATTTTAATTAAATAAATAAACTATGATTAAAAGAATTTTAATGGTTATCTCATTTCCAATAATATTACCAATTCAAGGTTTAGAATTAATCTATTTTTCAATTAGATGGATTTTAACTGGTGAAGAATTTGGAGACCCTATCTTTTTTAAAATATTTAATAAATAAAAATTCACTATCTTTGTTTTTTCATGGTATAGTTTTTTAGTTAATTAAAGTGGTTACTTCTGGTAGCCACTTTTTTTGTACCTTTGAATATTGTAAGTTAAATCGAGCGTTATCCTGCATACGTCTTTCAAGGAGCAGAATGTCCATAAACATTCCAAGACTTAGATAAGTTGACAGTAACTTATAAATAGTAGGCTTAATAAGTAATAACGTGGGGCGTAATTGTTCTGCGTTATTTACATTTAATAGTATATCTTTGTAAAAAAAAACAAACAACAATGGCTAAAAAAATTTATATTTCAGGAAATTCATTTATAGTTCAAGATACTATTACAGACATTATAGAAATTGAAAAACCTGCTAAAGACATTTATTTTAATAATTCCTTATTAAATGATGGATATATATCGGTTATTCAAAGAGATGGTTCAAATAGTGCTGATTCATCAATAGGTAAAGAGATTGCATTGGCAGATTCTTTAGATATAAGCAATTTAGTTTTTACTGCATCTACATTTAGAAGTTTTGCCCGATTAAATATGGGAAAGTCTAGCGCTGGTGGCAGCGCAGGATTTCCGTCAGTTAGTACTTATGCAGATTTATTATTATTAGACCCTCAACCAGAGGTTTTAACTATTTATAGTGTATTTACCCTTATTGTATTAACGAATAACATTTTTACCCTTATTATGTTATATTAAAATAAAAAATAATTAACTTTTATTTTTGTTTATCCAAATATTGTATTAACTTTGTCTTTATATGGAGGTAAAGAAATCAATACAACTTATTAATTCTCAAATATTTACACTCAATGCTCAACGAGCTGAAATTCAAAGATTGTGTAATCATACTCCAATACCTTATAAATTTGGTAATACTAACAAAAGTACTTGTAGTGAGTGCGGAATAACTATTAACTATGAATGAATTAAGACCATTAATCGAAATTTTAGAAGTAAAAGATGAATTAATTGAAAAATATATTAAACTTATGAATCCTCCTAGAAAATGGGTTAAAGATATTGTAAAAGAAATTGATGTAGTTATTAAATACAACGTTAATTTTATGCCTTATTGGATGGTTAAAGAACTTGAAAAGTTGGGCTTTGATATAAATGAAAATCAAGAAAACTTATTTTAATGAATGAATTTGAAGAATTTATACAACATTTAAAAGATAAATGTTCTACCGATGAAACTATAGACAAACAATTCAAATTTGCAGTAAATATAATATGGTCTAAATATCACAATTCTAAAACTAATTAAATTATGAAAACTACTTGGAAAATTAATAATATTAGAAAGACTACATCAGAAGATGAATTTACAAAAATAACTTTTAAAGATTACAGAGGTGAATGGACTATTAAATTAGACAATCCTCGACACCTTGTTCAAGACTTGGATAAGTTTGCTAACCCAAAAGGACTTTAATATATGAGTAAATCAACAAGATGGCTTTTTAAAAAGGAAGCAGAAAAGTTAGGATTAAAAGTAAAAGAGAATGGAAAAGATAGAAAAAATGCAAGGTATCAAATAGAAGATGAAGATTGGTTAGTTATCTATGCTAAAAGAATGAAACCTAACAAACGTAGTTTTGTTGAGGTTATTCATAAGAAGAATAAAGATGGTGAAATTACATCTACTACAGAAAAATTACAGAGTGAACCAATAGAAGTTCCAGATAATTTTGAAGTAGTAAAAATAAGCACTTCTAAAACAACAGGACAACAATGGATTCAGTATCAACCTAAAAAGGTAGAAGAAGAAATTTCAGATTTTAATATTGATAGTATCATTAAAAAGTATATCAATCCAGTAGAAGTTAAGAAAGTAAAACAAGAAACTACACAAGACTTTCAAACACTAACTTTTACAGATGTTCATGTTGGAATGGACACAGATAAGGATAATAACTCAATGTATGCTATTAAATGGGATAGAAATAGTATTTTAAAAAGTGCTAAAGATATTATTGACAATGTTACTTCAAATATTACTGCTCCAACTTTAATAATTGACGATTTAGGAGATTTATTAGATGGTTTAAATGCAAAAACGACAAGAGGTGGACACGATTTACCACAAAATATGACAAATGAAGAGGCATTTGATTGTGCATTAGAGTTTAAAATGTACATAATAGATAATCTTGTACCATATTTTAATAAATTGGTGATAAATAATATATGTAATGATAATCATGCAGGTTGTTTTGGATATTTCGTTAATGAAGCATTTAAACAAATAGTAGAACAAAAATATAAAGACGTAATGGTAAATAACCATAGACAATTTATAAACCACTACTACATTAATGATATTTGTTTTGTAATTACACATGGTAAAGACGATAAATCATTAAAGTTTGGATTTAAACCTGCTCTTGACACAAAGCAAATAGAAAAGATAGACCAATATTGTAAACATAATAACGTTTATAAAAAAGCAAAGTTAATAGTATTTAAAAAAGGAGATAGCCACCAAGCATTGTTTGATATGTGTACTTCTGACGACTTCTACTACTTTAACTACCCTGCATTAAGTCCAAGTTCACAATGGGTTCAAACAAACTTTAAAAAAGGTCGTAGAGGCTTTGTATTAGAAAGTTATAAAGATTTAGAATTAACACTTAAACCAATATACTTATAATGAAATTACAATTTTTAGTCGATGCAGACGAAGAGGGTGAATACGACTTCTTAGACCTATACTTATTAGAAGAAAATATAATAGGTTTTTTTGTTCCAGATGACACACCTAATTATGAAGAAAAGCTATTAAATATAGTTATTGGAAACGGAGAACGATTTACAGTAATAATAACAAAAGAATTAACAGAGTATTTAGACATAAAATTTAAACTAAAATAAATAAAAAATAAAAAATTATGAGCGAATTATCGATTACAGGAAGAATTAAAGAATTTTTACCAGTAGAAAGTGGAATATCTAAAAAAACTCAAAAGGAGTGGCAAAAACAAAACTTTATTGTTTGTAACAATGATGGTTATGAGGGAAAGGAACAAATATATTGCTTCGAGGTATTCGGTGGAGAAAAAGTTGAAAACTTAACTAAGTTTCAAAAAGTTGGAGATGAAGTTAATGTGCAATTCAATATAAGTACTAATGAATGGAAAGGTAAATACTTTACAAGTCTTGGTGCATGGAAAATTGAAAAAGCAACATCAGACCAACCATTACCACCACAAAATTTACAAACAGCAGAAGATGTAATAGCAACAAACGTAGATGATTTGCCTTTCTAAAAAGGTAGTTCTATTAGGTTATTTTATAAACGAAATAGATGCACATGAAGCCTATCAAAAAGAGCTAAAAAAGATACTAAATGGATAAAAATATTGACATTAATAATTTACTTAACGGATTAACTCCGTTTGATATTAGAACTAATTTATTTAAGAAAGGAAACTATGATTTTATAGTTGATGGAGAAGATAGGTTTGGAAAACCAGCTACTCATAAAAAAATGAAGAAATGTTTTGAAATATTAATGTCAAATAATTACAAATCAATACTTTATGGTGGAGGTGCTGGTTCTGGAAAGAGCTGGACTGGATGTTGTTGGCTTCTGTTTATGTGTATATTATATCCAAAGAGTAAGTGGTTTGTAGCAAGAAATGAAATTGGGTTAGTAATAAAATCAGTTTATGTTACTTTTATTAAAGTGTGTGAAGAATATGGGTTTGATGATTTTAATTTTAACGCTGTTCATAACTTTATAAAATTTGGAAACGGAAGTATGATTAGTTTTGTTGAAATAAAGAAAAAACCAAGCGACCCTAATTACACTTCTTTAGGTTCAACCGAGTACACAGGGGGCTGGATTGAAGAAGGTGGTGAAATTGATGAAACAGGTGCAACTGTAATAGGAACAAGAGTTGGTAGGCATTTGAATAATAAATTCACATTAAATGGTAATGTTTTAAGAGGGATTGTCTTTATAACTTGTAATCCTGAAAAAAATTGGTTAAAAACAGAATTTTATGATAAATGGAAAAAAAATGAATTAGAACCTAAAAAGTTTTATTTACCTGCTTTAATTGATGATAATCCTTTTGCAACGGAAGATTACCATGAGAATCTAAATAATTTAAAGTTAAAAAACCAATACTTATATGAAAAATTAAAGAAAGGTGATTGGGATTATTCTGATAATCCATATCAACTTCCTGAACAAGAAATGATAGAGGCTATTTTCTCAAACGACCATGTTGACGATGGTAAAACTTATTTAACAGCCGATGTTGCTCGACAAGGAAGTGATAAAGCAGTTATTATAGCATGGAGTGGTTGGGTAGCAAAAGAAATTATTACTTACGATAAGAGTTCTATTCCTGATATTGTACACGCTATAAAATATCTTAGGCATAAATACAGAATACCAAAAACAAGGTGTATTGCAGATGGTGATGGAGTTGGAGGTGGTGTTATTGACTATACGGACATTAAAGAGTTTAGGAACAATGCTCGACCAATTAGAAAAGGAAAAGATACACCTAATTATAGAAACTTACAGATACAATGTTTATATCTACTTGCAGAAAAGATTAATGCAGGAGAAATATGGATTAATGCAGATATTGAAAGTAAAGTAAAAGAAGATATAAAGGTTGAATTAGCTCAAATACAATCAGCACCAAGTAAAAGAAATGACAACAAATTAGATTGTAAAGCTAAAGGAGATATAAAAAGTGATATTGGTCGTTCTCCTGATTATCGTGATGCTTTGTTTATGAGAATATTTTTTGATTTAAAGAAAACTGTTAATATTGTAACGAATTGGAACTAAATATAATTGTTTAATTTTAAACATTTTGTTTTAATTTTAGTATATAATAAAAATTAACTACATTTGTAAAATAATCTACTGATTAAATGTCTAAAAAATTTATTGAATCAAAATATAATAGTAACTCTCTTGATATTGCTGTTAGGCAGTATAAACAACTTTCTTATTTTCTTCAATCACAAGTCGCAGATGATATTAGAGTAGATTATTTTGATAAGTATATTGAAAAAGGATATTACAATAATAATATTTTTTTAAATTGGGTAAAAAGTGTTTTTAAAACAGATAATTTTTTATCTTTTGCTAAGTACTACGGAAATCCAAATCCTTCATCTAAACTTATTAATACTAGAATAAAAGAACCATTGAGTAGAGTGTTTTTTTCGGAAGATAGTTATTTCAATTATGTTATTAAAGATAATTATGTTGAATTTCCAGAAGAATTAAATGATAATTTTGAAGAAAGATTATTTGATGCAGTATTATTTAGATATAACGATATAATTGTACATGATTTATTTGACAAAAACAAACCTTATAGAGAATTTGTTTCTATAAAAAATGTTGTTTCAATTAAAATGAATCATCAAGATATAGAAAAAATTGCTTATACAGCAAGTGCTAAAATTAATGGAGAAGAAGTTGTTGGATATGCTTATATTGATAAAGAAAAGTATGAATTTTATAATAAAGATAGAGATTTATTAAAAACAGAAAAACATGATTTAGGTTTTTGTCCTGCAACATTTGTAGTTAATAGTTCTTTTGAAAATGATATGATTGTTAAAGAATCTACATTTTCTTATTTACATCAAGATTTTAGAGAGTACTGCTTTTTAAAAACATTACAAAGAATGGTTGATGCAAATGGTACTTTACCTATTGCTGTTAAAATAAAAACTAAAGAAGTATCTAATTATAATGATGATTTTGATAATGATGGAGGCGAACCAATGTCATTAACACAAATAGGAAGTCAAGTTTCTAATGAGGCTAGAAAAACATCTGGAAGTGGTAAAGGTTCAGTTTTACAAGCAGGAACTATTGTTGAAGTTGAAGCTATAGAAAAAGTAGATGGAAGTATTGATACTGAATTAGCTAAAAGTTTTATAACATATCACTATGCACCTACAGAAGCATTGGCTTTTTTAGATAAAAGAATAAAATCAGTAGAAAGAGATATTATAATTAGTTGTATTGGTGATTTTTCAGAAGGAAATACACCTAAAGGTTCTAAAAGTGATACAGAAATAAAATCAAACGATATTGTATCTAAACAAGATAAGTTAAGATTTTTATCAAATAAATTAAGCAACTCAAGAACATTAAGTGATAAAGTAATGTTATCTTTAGCACATGGAAAAGATAATGTTAAGGTTGATGTATTTTACGGAAGTGATTTCTTTTTAGAAACTCAAGATAAATTATACGAGATGTTTCAAAACTCTCCAAATGCTATTGAACGTAAAAATATATTAATTAGATTATCTCAACGTAGAAATATGTTTAATAAAGAAAAATCTAAAAGAGAAGTATTATTATATAAATTAATGCCCTATACAAGTGATAAAGATTTTGATTTAGCAGTAGAAAAAGATAAAGTTTCTGACATTAATTTTGAATATCAATCAAGATTTACATATTGGATAGCTAAGTTTGAATCTACTTATGGAAATATAGTAATATATTATGATGGATTAGGAAAAGAAAAAGAAAGTTCAAAATTAATAAATATAAATGATTTAATAATAGATTTAATAATAACAAATACAAATTTTAATACATAAACAAATGGGAAAGAAACCAGTAGTTAAGTTAAGAGTTTACAGAGGAAGAAAATTAAGTTATAACCAAGATGGTTCTGTACAAAATGAAAATCAAATAATTTCAGTAGAACATGGAACTAAACAATGGAGTTTAACATTAAGTAATTTACCAATTAGTGGATATTGTAAAATAGAAATTGAAAAAGTTTTAAAAATAATAGAAACAGATATTAAAAATGAAAAAGGTAAAATTGAGCAAATAATTTCTTATGAAGAAATAAAAGATATAAATTCTTATGAAGAAGAAATTAAAGATGCTTTAAATCCTAAAAAAAATATTGTTAAAACAGCAGACCAATTAAGAATTGAAAAACTAGAAGCACAATTACAGGATTTTATGAATAAAGGTAATAAAGAAGATTCTAAAAAAGAAATAAATAAAAAAGGTGATTCAGAATCAAAATCTAACCTTAAAGATGAATATCAAGAATTGTATGGTAAAAAAGCATTTAATGGTTGGGATGAAGAAAAATTAATCCAAATGATTAAAGAAAAAAAATAAATAACAAAATTTAAAAAACATAAAAAGAATTATGGAATTTACAGCAGAATTTATTACAGAAAACGGATTAACAGAAGAACAAGTAAAAGCAGTTACAGGTCATTTTACAAGTGATGTAATACCAAATCTTAAAAAAGAATATGATGGCGTTGCTAACACTAATGCAGAAGGTATTTTAGATGGAGCAAGTAAATATGCAAAAGAAAAATTAGGAATTAATTTAGATAGAGAACAAGGAGAAAAAGTTGGAGATTATTTAAAAAGAGCATTAGATTCTAAATTTAATTCAACAGAAGCAGACTTACAGTTAAAACAAAAAGAAATTGAAGACAAATTATCTAATTTTAAGGGTGGAGATGAATATAAACAACAATTAGAAATTTTAAAAAACGAAAAAGACGTTTTACTTCAAAAAGTAGCTAAATTAGAGCCATTAGAAGGTTTTGATGAAAAATATAATGGAGCAACAGAAGAATTAAGTAGGCTTAAAAAAGAAGTTGCTTATAATAGCGTTAAACCTATTTTTCCTGATACAGTTAATAAATTTGAAGCTGATGCTAAATGGAGTTCTTTTAAAAATGAATTAGAAGCAAAATATAATATTGAATTAATAGATGGTAAACCTATCGCTATTGATAAAGAAAACGAACATAAAAGATTTGATTTAGAATCATTAGTAAATCAAAATGAAAATATTTCTGAATTGTTGAAAGGCAGACAACAAGGAGGTAATGGTGCAAGGCAAATAGATTACAAAAGTGTTGAGGGAGTTCCTTTTAAAATTCCTGAAAATGTATCAAGTGAAGATTTAACAAAATTAGTGAGGGAACACGTTTTAAGAAGTCATTCAGATATTACAAGCACAGGTTATGCACAAGAATTTAAAAACCTTTATTCTAAGGTTAAAAATGCCAAAAAATAATAAAGCGAAAGACCGCAAAACAAATAAAAATAATTATTAATTTAAAATTAAACAAAAATGAGTTTTTTAAACGGAACATTATTGAATGATTTGCAGTCTGACCAAGCTACTAATGAAAAGTACTTTTCAGAATTAGGAGTTATTGATGCAGTAAAAGCATCAACTCCAAGTGCAAATTACATTCCACCAAGTATTAAGGCTTCTTTAGCAAGTATGTCATCTTTAAGAGATGCAGAAATACCTGTTATTAAAGACCAAAGTGTTACAGTAGTAACTACACCAGGATTTGAATATATTCCTTCAAATTTACCAACAAGTGATAAGTATTGGTTTCAACCATATGATGTATTTAGTGGTATGAGACATTACCCTTCTGCAAATGACAATAACATGTTAGATGCTGAATACCAAAGTAGAGAAGTTCTTAAAAATGTTCTTTACGAAATGGGTAATACTGTTGAAGGTATTTTATTAACAAGTTTAGATGCAAGAAAAACACAAATTTTAGGAAATACTGAACAAGTATCTGCTTCAACAGGTGATTATGCATTTGATGCTGCTCCTGATATTTTAAAAGTTAAAAAAGTAGCACAAGAAGAAACTATGTTTTATTCTTTAGAGGCTTTAATGGCTGCTAATGAAGTTGCAGGTAATTACAGAATTGTAACAAACAGAGCAGGTTTAGCACGTCAAAAAGCAGAGGCTTTAAAGTACGGGGCAGGAAACGACAAGAATTTACAAGCGTTAAATTTCTTTGGTGCTGACAGAATGCACGAATCTGGTAATATTTCTTCATCAGTTAAATTTGATGGTTATTTATTAAGAGATGGTTCTATTGGAGTTGTAGAGAATTTTCCTTCTGATTTTAGAAAAGGAACTGAATTTGCAGGTAAAAAATGGAGTGTTTCTGATATGGAATTACCTTTCGTTAATATGAGAGCTAATATTTATACAGATAAAAATGCTACAAATGCAACATCTTTAATTACAAGTGGTACAGATTCTAATCTGATTATGTCTCATTATGAAGAAATGGCTATTTGGGTAAGATTTTATGTTGTTTATAGATATAATTCTGATTTAGCTACTAGAGTTAATGACATTGTTAAAGTTCAAGGACTTTTAACTTAATATTAATCTTAAAAATATAAAAAAATGAGTGCAAATTTTAAAACAGACGTATTAGGTAATAACGCACCTATTAAGCAGTCTTTAATAAAAACAATTACAGTAACAGAAGAGTTAAGTTATACCGATAGTGGTTCTATGATTGCAGTAGCAACAGATGCTTTAGTTATTACATTACCTGCTACAAAAGTAGGTGTTGAATATACCTTTATAAATACTGGAGCAGATGGTAATAATATTATTACTATTTCTCCACAGGCAGCAGATGGAATTGCAGGAGTTATTACTTTAGCAGGAACAGTTGTTGTAAGAGCAGGAACAGTTGATACAGACCTTATAAACACTAAAGCTACTTCTAAAGTAGGTAATTCTCTTACAATAGTAGGAACAGGTGTTGCAGGAGTTACTGCATGGGTTATAAAATCATCAACAGGTATTTGGGCATAATAAAAGTAAATAAATTATGGTATTAGGAATTTCAGAAGATTTTACAGTTGAAGTAGCATTTGATAGTCAACTTACAACATTGCCGAGTTCGGGAATGTATGTGAATAGTGGTGTTCATCCATCTATTACAAATGAGAATCTTTTGGAGTTTTTACCTAAAACCATTTATACTTTTACATCATGGTCGAATGCAACAACATACGGAGTTTTTTCAGACACAAGAAACAAGAAGGACATTGTTTCTCTTGGTGGAAAAATATACCAATCTATTTTAGGTGGTATAAATCAATCTCCCGACGTTGCTGATTCATTGTATTGGATTGAAACAAACATAGAATCATTAAGAGTTAAAAGTTTTATTGATAAAGTAAAGGATAGAGTTTATTCAGAGTTATCTCTTGATAAGAGATTGGTTAATAATCAATTTCTTTATGAAAATGGAGATACTTTGAAAACGTTAGAAAACAATTATGCAGGGTGGGTCATAGAACCTAAAGGCTCTGATTATATTTCTTTCAAAATAAACCAAATATCTTTACAAAAAAGTGGAACAACTCCTGTTAACTTATATGTCATTAATCAAAAGACACTTGTAGAAACAATAACTATAACTCCTAAAAATGGGGAACTTAGTTTTGTAAATACAGATATAGTGTTAAGTGGTAAAGGAGATTTTAAGTTATTAATTGATAGTACTGATGTTTATGTAGGTGGAGCAAGTATTAATCCTTCTAAGTTTGATGGATTTGTTGCTTACACAACCAATGGAATAGGTGATGCACCTGAAAGTTCAGTTTATACTTATAACACTTATGGAAATGGGTTAGGGTTAAACCTAACTGCATATTTAGATTCTAAAGTTTACATAGATAATAACTTATCATCGTTTGGTTCTTTTATTAGAGCAACTTTTGAATTTATGGTATTCCAAATGTTTTTACATAATTCTAACAACAGAAGTAATAGAGCAGAAAGACTTCAAATGAATGAAAATTTGCTTATTTCAGAGTTAAAGGATATGAATGTAGATTCAGTAGTGAAAAGATATGTTGGTGAGCGTGATAGAGCTAGAAAAATGTTAGAGAAAACATTTGATACTCAATTAAAAAGCAAAGAAGGAATTAGTGTTGATTTAGGTTCTTTATAATGAATAATACAAAAAACTCGGTTGTCGGAATTGACAAAACTCTACAAGAGATTCAAGAATCCATTTATACCTTATTAGGTAATTTATGGGCTGGAGAAATTGAAGGCTTTGGAAGGGTTTATAAAAACGATTCAGATAAGGGTTCAATCCCAGAGTGGTATAATTCATTAAATAAAGATTATCAAGATGTTTACTATAATGACAATAAATCTTGTGTTTTTTGTTTTTTGGTAGGTGATGATGATTCAACTGATGATGAGTTGGTTTTTGAATCTAAAGTTAAGTGTGTGTTTATGGTAGATTTATCAAAAATATATGCTGACAATACTTCAAGAAATGATTCAGAAGCACATAGAGATGCAGTTCAAATGCTAAGAAGTTCTGATTTTAATAACATTGATATAACTCAAGTACAAAGAGGTGTTGAAAATGTGTTTTCAGGATATTTTACAGACAAAGTAAAAGCAAGTATAGATATGCAACCTCTTCATTGTTTTTCAGTAAATTTTGATTTACAATACTATTTAACAGATAAATGCAATTAATATGAAACAAAAAAGCAAGTATAAAAAAGCAGTAATAGAAGATGTTCTTGAAGAAGTTATTCAAGAAGAAAAACCTGTTATTGTGGAAAAAAAGAAACCTAGAATACCGACAAAGAATCATAAACTAATCAAAGATGGAGTTGTTATTGGAGACAGAGCATACAAAATCGGAGATACAGTTAGTCTTACGGAAGAAGGAAGGATTTATTTTAAACAACAATTTTACATTAAATAATAATAATTATGGCAATCATTTCAAGTATTTTAAATATTGTTTCTTGTGGGCTTAACGCTTCATTGGGAACAGGAACAAAAGGGTGTGAATCATTCTTTAAAAAAGTTAGCTCTATATGGTTAACATCGGAAGGTTTTAAATTCGATGGAACAGTAGCTCTAACAGAAGAGTATGTACAACAATTACAAGCAGAAGGAAAATTAATCATTTTAAAAGGTATAAAAACATTTGCTGATAATTCAGAAGATGATGTTTTAGAAACTTTAGACGATGGAACTTCACAAGTTGCTCGTTTAGGTTTATACCAATTCGCTTTACAATTTATTAATGGATTATATTTTCAATCAGCATTAACTTCTTTAAACTCTTTTGGAGCTTATGATGTTATGTTTGTTGATAATGAGAATAATATCTTAGGAACAAAAGCAAGTGATGGGTCTTTAAAAGGATTTTCAGTTGGTATGTTACAGGCAGGAAGATTTGCTTTTGCAACAGATTCAACAGGACAAAAACAAGCGTTAACTATGCAACTTACTGAAAGAGATGAAGTTGATTCAAGTTATGTATTTGTACAATCTGCTCAAATAGCACCATATAAACCTAAATCAACAGACGGAGTAAATGAGGTAGTTTTATCTTATACTGCTATACCTGCTGATGATGGAACTACAATTAGTGTAAAAGCTGTATTAAAACAAGATGGTAGTGCATTTACAGGTGCAGTTTTTGGAGACTTTAACTTAAAAGTTGATGGTGTTACAGGAAACCCAACAGATGGTACTGATAGTGTAACAGCAGGAACTTATGTTCTTACTGTGGCTGCTATATCTACAAATGAAGTTTTAGCAATTTCACTATATGATAACTCTAATAGTAGAGCTGCTATCGAGGTAGATAATGACCTTTATAAATCTAATACTGTTTCTGCAACAGCAGTAGCATAAGATTTAATATTTTAATAATTTAAAAAGCTCTTGGTCTTACATCAAGAGCTTTTTTTGTATATTTGTAGTTATGGAAACATCTATCAGTCCTTATCTTAAAAAATTAGATTCTATTAAATTAGATATAGAAAAGATTGCTAAAAAAGCTATTATTGAGAACGGAACTATAATAAAAGATTTATTAAAAGATAGGCAGTTATCAGATGGAAAAAACTCAAAAGGAAATCCATTAAAAATGAGAATTGGAAAAGGTAGTGGTTTTTATGCAGAATCAACTCAAGATTACGCAGATAAACAAGGATTGTCTATTCCAAAAACAAAAAATAGTCCTTATAATTTTCAATGGACAGGAGACACATTTGATAGCATGGGTATTAGAACTATTAATGGTGGTTATGAAATATTTACAATAGATGGTAAACAAGGATTGTTAGAAACTATTTATGGAGAAATATTTGATTTAACAGAAGAAAATAATAAATACGTTAATAACGAAATAATACTACCTGCATTACAAAAATATATTCTTGAGAATTTTTATAAAGTAAATTAAATAATTTTACCTATCTTTGCTTAATAGCGAAATCTATTCCTTGATACTCTACGGGGTTGCTACAAAAGGAAGAATCAATACACCTTTATTGACTTTACGCTTTTCTAAATAAACACTAAAACTTATCAATGAGATATTACAGAAATTGTGATGAACTACCAATTTATAATTTTTATAAGGTTATGGAAACAAAAAATTATTGTTTCTTGTGCCTTGATTATGATGAATATAATGAGTTAGAATTAAAAGAAGATGTAGAAGAATTATGGAGCGAGATTTATGAGGAATATGTAAATATAAGTGGCGATAGTTCAACAGCTATGTATTATGAACTAATACAAGAAGTTCTTTACTTAGAAACAAGATATAAGGTAGCTTTAGACCTTTTAAAAAACTTAGCATCTGAATCAATGAGCGAAGAGATGAAAATGGCTTACATCGAAGAATTAAGAGAATGGAAGTACAAAATAGATATATCTAAACCTTTAGGAGAAGAATTAGATAGAATGATAGTCCAATTAAAGGGAAGTGAAAATAAAATTAGATTAAAAAACAACGAGTTAGAACAATTTAAAGATGAAGGTTCTAAGAATGAAAAAGTAAGTTTAATAAAACAAACAGTTAAATTAGAACAAGCATTGGGTAGAAATAATATAGATACAAAAAAAATACCAGTATCAAAATGGATAGCGATGATGAACGAGGTAAAAGAAATTAACGAATCAAGAAGAAAGTCAAATGGCAAATAATTATCAAGAAGCAATAAAGAAAGCAGAAGAAGGGATATCAGGACTTCATGGAAAATTAGAACAACTTCATAAATTAACACTAGCTAATATTAAGGAGATTGGATCATTAATGAAAACAAGTGGCTCTTCTCCTAAAGAATTAAATACACAATTAACAAAAACTAATACATTACTTACTGAATCTGAAAAACTTGCAAAAAGAAGAAAGGTTCTTGAAGAGCAAGTAGCTGCTGCTACTTCTAAGGATGGAATTGCTGTTGCTCAATTAACAAAAGAACTTGCTGGGTTAAACTCTGAAAGTAAAGACCAAGTAAAAACAGCAAAAGAAACAAGAAAATATTTAGAAGAAACTGCAAAAGCAAGAGAAAAGGAGGCTCAAGCTGCTTTAAAATCTGCAAATGCTACTAAAGATGCTTCTCGTGCGTATAATAAATTAGTAAAAGACTTAAATATATCGAAAAAAACACTTCAAGATATAAATCTAAAATATGGAGTAAATAGTAAAGAGGCGTTAAAAGCAGCTAAAGCACATGATATTTTAGCTCAAGAAGTTAAAAAAGCAAATACTACTTTAGTTCAACTTACTGCTGCTGAAAAAAAAGAAACAGCTGCAACTAATGAATCAATAAAAGCAAAACTGAAACAAGCAGATGTTATTTATAGTAATAAACAAGCGTTAGATAAACAACGACAAGCTGCTTTAAAACAAGCTACATCTAACAAAGGATTAACAGCGACATTTAAAAACTTATTTAGATCAATGGTTGCTTTTATTGGTGTAAGAATGTTCTTTCAATTTATTAAAGATACTTTTGAACTTACAAAGAAATTAGATAGTTTAAAGTTTGCAATGTTAGCTATTACTAAATCACAAGAAGAATCTTCTAATGCTACTGAATTTTTAAGACGTATAACTAAAGCATATGGTGCTGAAATTGTTTCTACTACGGAGCGATATATTAGATTCTTAGCTGCTGCAAAACAATCTAATGTTGCATTAAAAGATACTAACCAAATATTTGAAACATTTACTAAAGTATCTGGTGTTTTAGGGATGAATACAACAGACTTAACAGGTATATTTTTAGCATTAGAACAAATGTTATCTAAAGGTAAGGTTACAACAGAGGAGCTTAGACGACAATTAGGGGAGAGATTGCCAGGAGCAATGGGTATTATGGCAACAGCATTAGGAGTTACTATACCTAAGCTAGATGAAATGCTTAAAAAAGGAGAAGTTTTATCAGCCGAAGTATTGCCTGAATTTGCAAGACAAGTTGAATTAAGTTTTGGAATTAATAGCGTTACAAAAGTAAATACTTTAGCTGCTGCATGGGCAAGATTAAAGAATAAATGGGTTGAGATATTTTCTGAATTTTCTAAATCTAATAATATAGCTAAAACTTTATCAAAAGGAATAGATTTACTTTCTGAAAACTTTGTAGATATAGTTAAAAATGTATTTTTTGCTATTAAGGCTTTTGTAGCTTATAAAGTTCTTTTAGGTGTAGTTGCTGCAAGAAAGATGTTACTTGCTAAAAGAACAGCACTATTAGCAGCACAACAAGTAGCTTTGGCAGCAAATATAAATATGACAACTGTTGCTTGGACAAGGCTTAAAGTTGTTATGAAAGCTAGCTGGGTAGGTATTCTTATTACTGTTTTAGCAGGTTTAGTGTGGGTTGTTGATAGATATACTATTTCATTAGAAGAAAGCACTAAAGCGTTGATAAAACAAAATGAAGAATTTTTAGAAACATCAAGAAAAGGAGCAGAGGTTGCAGAATCAAATAACAAAATGGCTGATTCTTATGATAGACTTACTGATAAGGTAGGTAAAAATAATAAAGAACAAAGTTCGCTTACTAATAGTATATCTAAAAACGAAGAAGAACAAAGAAAACTTAATGAACAGATTGAGAAAGGTGGAGATAAAACAGGGTATTTAGCTGAACAAGTAAGATTATTACATAATGAAAATATTGATTTAACTGATAAAACAATTTTATTTAAAGATGAACAAGCTGAATTAGATAGAATTACAAAAGCATTAGGAACTACTTTTTCAGGAGCAATAACGAATAGAAATGATTATGGTGATGCAACTGAAATAAACACAACGAAGGTTCGAGAATTAACAATAGCATTAAGAGAGCAACACTTATTAGAAGCAGGAGTTAATGATGGTAATTTAGAAGAAAAAATAATAAAACTAAAAGAAGAACAATCTCGTTTAGATAATGTAATTATTGCTCAAAAAAGTATTTTAGGTAAAGGAGGAAGTGAAAAGGTAATTAAGAATATGGAATTAGCTTTTTTAAAAACCACTAAACTATCAAATGCAAATAAAACATTAATAGTACAAGCAGAAAAGCAACTAAAGTACAATAAAGAATTAATATTCTCTTATAGTGCAGAGGGTATTGCTGCTAAAACAAAAGAAGATAAAGAAATAGCTGATGATTTAAGAAAGAAAAAATCAAGAGAAGAAGAAGATTTAGCTATAAGAAATAGAATAAATTTAGGAAATGAAATAGCTGCATTAGAAAAAAAGAAAGATGTTTTATCAAAAGACGAAAATAAATTTAGATTAGCTAATGATAAATTATCAGAAGATTCTTCAAGAAAAGAAATGGATAGAATTGATGCTGAAATATTAAAAAGACAAAAGTTATTAGATTTCATAAATAACAAGGAAACAGGTGGTTCAAAAAGTAAAGACAAAGACACAACCCTTGATTTATTACAAATTGGTGCAAAATTGAATAAAGATTTACTTGATAATTCAACTACATCTTATAATGATAGGCTAAAATTATTAGAAGATTATGGGGTTAGACTTAACCTAATAAATACAAGAATATTTGAAAATGACATGGATGAGGCTAAAAAGTCAACTACTGAAAGAGCGGAGTTAGAAATATTAGCTTTAGCAAATTATAGAGAAAGAATAGAAGAAAATGGTGCAGAGGAATTATCTTTAAGAAAGAAAATAAATAAAGATAAAGAAACAGATTTAAAAAAGTTATTTGATGATGAGGTTGATGGAATAGAAGAGTTAGAAAAAGTTTCTGATAGACATAGACGTAGAGAATTGGCTGCTGTGGCAGTTAATAGTGATATGACTACTAAAGAAGTTGAGGAAAGAAATAAAGAAATAAAAAGAATAAATGATAAATTTGATAAAGCACAAGCAGAAGTTCAATTAAAAGCTCTTAATAAAATATTAGAAAACTCCAAGTTTCTTTCAGAGGCTCAAACTACTATTATTAAGGATATGATTAATACTATTCAAATTGCTCTTAATAATTTTACATCAGATACAACTACTGATGATAAGTTAAAAGAAAGATTTGAAAAGTATAAAGATATATTTTCATCTGTTACAGATACTTTCTTTAATATGTTTGATATTGATGTATCTAAGTTTGACTTTATATTCGATAAAATAAGAGATAGCTCTAAAGATTTATTTGATAAAGATTCTTTAGGTGAGTGGGCAGAATTATCTAAAGAGTTAATTGGAGGCGTTCTTAATGCAAGTTTACAGAGATATGATATTGAGTTACAAGAAGCTCAAATTTATAGAGATAAAATATTAGATGATGAAAATGCTAGTGCTGAACAAAAAGAAGCAGCAAAAAAGAAGTTTGATGAAGAAGAAAGAAGAATTAAAACTGAGAAAGCAAAACAAGAAAGACAAAATGCTTTAATTAGCATTGCAATGGACACAGCAGTAGGTGTTGCAAAGGTTATAGCACAAACAGGTGTCTTTTCTCCTGCATTATCAATACCAATAATTCTTCTTGGTGCGATACAAGCTGCAATGGTAGCAGCACAACCTTTACCTAAATTTGAAATGGGTACAGATAATGCACCAAGAGGTTGGGCAATGACCGATGAACGTGGTTCGGAAATGATTACAGATAAATACGGTAACATTAAAGATTTAGGGAGTGATAAAGGCTCAAGATACCAATACTTAGAACAAGGAGATAAGGTTTTCACAGCAAGTAAAACAAAAGAACTTTTAAATTCAGAATCTATACAGAATGCAGTATTTGAAATGAATATGATGGGTAATGGAGAAATATTAAGTGAAAAGAATGTAGATAAATCTTTACTAAATGAAGTTGGTGGTCTTAGAAGCGATATTGATATTATGGGTAAAAGAATTGAAAAAATGGCATCAAGAAAAATAAATGTAAACAACAAAGTAGAAATAATACAAGATAAAGCCTACTAATGAAAAACGCTTTAAAAAACCTTAATAATGGCGGATAACCTAGAAAGAGTAAACCAAGTTTATTATACATTGTTCAGTAATTCTTTGGGTATAAAAATCATTCAAGAACCTTTCGGCTATTCAAACGACACACCTTCTTTTACAAGAGACAAGGATAGTCGCGGGATAACAAAAAAGATTAATATTGAATTAGAGTTCTATGGAGATGCTTCTGATTATCTAAAAACTATACATATTGGCTCGGGTATAGAAGAAAAAGTAATATTAACTAAATATGAAAAGAATAGATTTACTTTATCTGAAAGATTCTTTATAAGATACATACAGGAATTAGATATGGGTACATTTAAAGAAATTTCAAGAACAGGAAGTGTAACCGTTGAATCTACCGAAGGAGGTATTTATACTGATATTACAAACAGAAAGAGTGATGAATATGATTTATTAGATAATACTTCTGCTGATGGTATTGATATAGAGCCTTTAACAACACATAAATTCCAACCATTAGGAAGAAAAATATTCTTAGAAAGTTTATTAGAATCAAATAAAACAGGTTATAGAATAAACTCATTTAGATACAATAGACTTTCTTCTGACATAAGTTACACAACAAGAACAATTCCTCTTGAAATTACTTATAGTTCTGATAAAGATGATGTTGTTAATGCTTTAGATACTAATGATGCTAATAATTTATTAGAAGGTAATCAAGATTATGCATTAGGAACAAATATGAAAATTGGAACTTTCTTTTTTTTCCGAGCAGAACACGAAAAAACATTAAAAATAACATTAGATTTAGATTATAAAATAGAAAAAGTACAAAGTAGATTATCTCATGCTGTTGATTTTGCAGTGCAATTAATTGAAACAGAAAAAGAAACAGATACAGAAAATGATAAACTTGTAAAAGCTACTGTATTAGAAAACTTTGTTCCGCAAAATGAAATAGGAGTAGATAAATCAATTAGTAGTCAAGTTTTTTATGTTACTGTTCCAAAAGATGGTAGTTTAGGGTTTGTTTTTTCTACAGCTATGTCGTATAACGGAGGTTTTGGGGATGGAGAAACAGATGTATTTGTTAATGTGTCTAAAAGTAAAGTAGTAATTGAAGATATTACAGGTTATAATGACGTTATTACAGAGGGGTTATGTGTAAAACCTTTTGATTTGTTTGATAGGATTGTAGCAAAAATAACGGGTAAAAAAGGAATGGTTAAATCATCTATCTTTGAACAAGGAGGGGAATATGAAAATATTGTTGTAGATAATGGATTATTAGCAAGAGGAGTTCCTTTATCTTATGAAAATTCAGATGGAGATGAACAGAAAATGCAAATGAATTTATCTTTTCAAGATGCGTTTGAAAGTTTTAGCTATATTGAGCCATTATGTTGGTTTCCTTATATTATTGGAAATAAAGAATATGTAAGAATAGAAAAAGCAACATATACTCAACAAAATTTTATTGGTGTATCTTTGGGTGCTGTAGATAAGATAGAAAATAGTTCATCAAAAGTTGATTATTTTTCAAGTATAACACTTGGGCATGATAAAAGTTTAAATTATGAAGAAATAAGTGGTAGAGATGAAACAAATGGAAAAAGTGAATTTTCTACATTTATAACTAAGAATGAATCTAAATACTCATTCCAAAGTAAATTAAGAACAGATGCTATTGGATATGAATTAACAAGAAGAATTAGATTTGAAACTTCTCCAAAAAAAGATACAAGAAGAGATAATGATTTATGGATGCACGATGCAAAAAAAATAGGTGATACAGATATAATAACTCATAGAAAATGGAATGATACAGATATTTTTAATTCTGTACCAAAAGGTTTTGATTCTTTACCAACAGGTATTTACCACCCTGAAAGTTCATGGAATTTGAACTTTAGCCCAATGAATAGATTATTTTATGGTCATGGTTATTCTATAAAAAGAGGATTATATCATTATCCAAGTAAAAAGATAACATTTAGTTCAAGTAATGCTAATCAAAATATGATTACTATAAAAGATGGATTTTCATTGGCAGAAAGTGGAAATCTTACAATATCAGATATACCAAAACCAAGAATAGAAGCTAAAAAAACAAGTTTTACATTTAAAATGACACAAGAATTAGAAAATAAATTTGCAGGATTTACAGATGTTAATGGAGATTTAGTACCTAATTTTTTTGGACTTATAGAATACCTTGAAAAAGGAGAAAAAAGATATGGCAGATTAGTAAAATTAGAAAGTTCTGATGAAGCAAAAATAACATTAATTAACGCAAGATTATAATATGGCAAGTACAGCAATAATAACATTTAATCCATCAGTTGATGTAGATGCTTTAGAAACAATAATAATTACTATAAATACAGGAGTAAGTAATATAGTTTTAACAGAACAATATAGAGATTTAAGAACAGGAATAGGGCAAGTAACTTTAGATTTAGATGCAGGATTTGAAGCTATTAATAATGCAAATAATTATTATATTGCATGGAATTTAGATTATAGTTCTGTAGGTAGTTCACAAAACCTTATAGCAACAGTTAGTTCTAATGTTGTTACAATAACGTTAGCTAATAATGCTTGGCAATTTGTAAGCGTTACTGGTACTTCTATAGATAACACAAGTACAAGTGCTGTTATTAGTAATGTTCCTGTTGAAGATGGAAAATCACTTGAAATAACTAATTATTCTAAAGATATAGGTAACGAATGTACTAATATGGTAACAGAGTTAACTATTGTAGGTGGTAATAATTTATATAATATTTATGTAAATAATTCTTCTATTTCAACAAGTCAAACTTCTCCAGTAGATATTGTAATAGATAGAAATATTATTAATTCTATACGAGTTACAGACACACTAGGTATTCTTATTGGAACAATTACTAATAACTCTAATAGAAAAGTTTTATTAAGTGATATTACACCAACTATTGAAAATTTATCAGGTGGTGCAACTTTAAATATAAAAGTATCATATATTTCAGATGATGTTTCTGTTTATCAATATTCTTTAGATAATGTTACTTATCAATCTTCAAATGTTTATACAGGACTTGCTGTTGGTACTTATACTATTTATATAAAAGATGGTTTTGATTGTATTATTTCTAAAACAGGTGTTGTTATTGATGGAGTAACTATAGTTACTGACACAGTTTTTGAAATTTCTTCAATAAATCCATTTAGATTTTCTTTAATTAATTCATATAAAAAAAATCATTTAAACACAATTAGTTGCAATGAATTAAGATTAGTTAAATATCCTTTTGTTCAAAAATATTTACTTAACGATATTATTACAACTCAATTTAGAACTAATGCAAATTATATTAATTGTTTTACTTTAGATAGTGAAGGAAACACAAATACATTATCGGCAGTACAAAGAACAGAGAATACAGGATTAGAAGCAAAATCTACTTGTACATATTTTAATTTAGGTGATAATAAAAGTGCTATTTATTTTGGTGCAGTTGATTTATTAAACCCTATAACAGATGCAGTAATAGGAGATACTAATTTTGGATTTACATTACCTGAATGGGCAAATACTAAAGATAACTATGTAACCATACAGGGAATTGGAATGGTTAAAATAGATAATATTGGATATTCAGAATTTTATCAATCTTTTATTTTAGAGTTTAATATATCATACACAGGAAATCCTGTTGAAAGAAAAATATCAGCAAAATATAATTTACAACCTTATGAAATATATGAGTTTACTACAACAATGATTGATGAACCTGAAAAGTTTAATGTAGTTATTGAAGTAGGAACAGCATCAGATAATATACTATTTAGTTATGTTTCTGAATCTGTAAAAAGAGTTGAAGATAGTGATTTTCTATTTAAAATAAATTATTACGATTCTGAAAATAAAGGAGGTATGAATTATCAAACAGGAATTAAACATTTAATTAGACTAAATGGATATGTAGATTCTGTTGGTGAACAAAAGACAGAGGGTTATGATGGAGATAAGGACTTTTATGTTACAGATAATTCTGTTTATGATTCTCAAAAGTTTACCTTTTTAAGATTAAGTAGTGAAATGGCACATAAATTAAGATTAATTTTTTCTCACCAAATTTTAGAAATTAATGGATTATTTTATAAAATAGCAGAAGTACCAGAAATTACAGGAAATGCTAATTTTAATTTAAAGAATTTTTCTGTAACTTTGAAACGTGGTGGAGACCAATTCTTAACAGATGCACAACAAAACATTACAAATACATCAGAAGGACAAGCTATAAGTGGAGGAATAGAAGGTTCAGAAGGTAAATCTCTATTATTATGGACAAAAACAAACGGATAAAATGAGTACACAACAAGACCAATTAAATAGATTTTTTGAAATAATAAAATCATCTTTATTACCAAGTGAATTAGTTGAACAAACAACAATAACTACTGATAATAATTATGCTATTATAGGTTCAGGAACAAGTGATGCTAAAAAAATTAAAATTCCTTTATTAAGAGGTTTTAGTGGAAATTGGGATGTATCTACAAACGACCCAACATTAGCAAATGGTACTGGTGTAAGTGGTGCTATACACACAATTAGTGTTGCAGGAAGTAGAGATTTAGGAAGTGGTGAAATAGAATATAAAGTTGACGACATAATCTATTACAATGGTTCTAAATGGGTTAGATTAAATTCTACTATTGAAAATGTTACTTGGCAAGAACCTGTAATTAATCAAATTGATTTTACAACTTCTGAACCAGCAATAAGAACTGGAGGAGATAGATATATTAATACAGTAACAGGAACTTCTAATGAAACAGGTCAATCGGTTACTATAAATCATATTTATCAATGGAATGGTACTGATTGGACAGATATTGTTGCAGAAGAGGGGTGGACTATTTGGGATTATACAGCAGATATAAATTATGTTTTTAATGGAACTAATTGGGTAGAACTTGGTAGTACAATTTCTCATAATAATACAATAGGTTTACAAGGTGGAACAAGTGCTGAATATTACCATTTAACTTCTGATGAACATGGAAGAATATCTCAATGGGATTCAGCTTACACAAATAGAATAACAACTTTTTCAACAACAGGGAGCTCGGGTTCTGCTACATTAGCTTCAAATACTTTAAATATTCCAACATATACATTAAGTGGGTTAGGGTACACAGGAGATACTGATGCTAATAAATATGTTTTAGATAAAGCAAAGGTAGAAGCAGTATTAATAGGAAACATAACAAGTCATACACATACATTTGCTTCTTTAACGTCTAAGCCAACTACAATAGGAGGTTTTGGTATTACTGATTACAATTCTTTATGGGACACAAGATTAGGTGCTAAATCTACAAGTGATTTAACAGAAGGAACAAATCTTTATTACACTCAAACTCGTTTTAATTCTGCCTTTACTGCTAAATCAACTTCTGATTTAAGTGAAGGTACAAATCTTTATTACACAGAAGCAAGAGTAAACGCAAATACAGATGTTACTGCGAATACAGCAAAAGTTGGGTATACAGAAGTATTGGTTTCTGCAAATACAAATGTTAATGCAAATACAAATGCAAGACACAATGCAGTTACATTAGGTACAGCAAATGGATTGAGTTTATCTACACAAGCGTTAAGTTTAGGGTTATCTTCTACATCTTTAACAGGGGCTTTAAGTTCTACAGATTGGAATACGTTTAATAATAAACAAGCAGCGGGAACTTACGACAATTACGTTTCTTGGAATTTAAAAGTTGGTGGAGTTCAAAAAATAGCTATTGTAAAAGATGGCGTTTTAGATATAGTTGGAGGAACAAACGTTACTGCTACTTATAGTGCAGGTGGAGTAGTAACTCTTGCAGCAACAAACACAACCTACACTTTCGCAGAAGGAAGTACTAACGGAGCATTTAACGTTACACCATTAGGGGGTTCTGTTCAATCAGTACCTATTCACGGATTAGGAAGTAACGCATATACTTCAACTTCTTACCTACCTTTAGCAGGTGGAACTTTAACAGGCTCACTAACAGGAATAAGTGCTACGTTCACTAGTAGTGTTACGGCAAATTCATTTATAAAAAGTGGTGGTGCTTCCTCTCAATTTTTAAAAGCAGATGGTTCTACAAGTGGAGCAGTTGAATTAACAGGCGCACAAACAATAGCAGGAGAAAAGACTTTTAGTAATAACGCTACCTTTATGGGTAATGTAGGAATAGGTCAATCCCCCTCTTCAAGAAAATTATCTATTACATCGTCAGATTCCGAACAACTTGTATTAACAAGTACATCAGCGAGTAATTTAGCAGGTTTATTTTTAAATGCAGCAAATACTACATTTACTCCGTTTATTGGAGCAACAGGAAATGATGTAGTTTTTAATACATCGGGTTTTGAAAGAGCGAGAATAACTACTACAGGCTTCGTAGGCATCGGGACGACAACCCCTTCTTACAAACTAGACGTCGCAGGGGACATCAACACTACAGGTAAGCTACGAGTCGCAGGAACACAGGCATTGTATATCCCAGGTGGTAACTTCACCGGCAGTATGTTTGTGGGTGACGGGGGGCAGAACTTGAGTT